TGAGTACCCAAATCTACCGGGACCAGTTCACCTACCAGCGCCACAACAGCGTGGGCCGAATCCTGAACGTCGGCTCCAACACCGATGGGGCGCGGCTGGGCTACGGGGTACCGGGCGCACCCTCGATGGGGGGGATCAACCTGGACCTCCGGACCATCGACCACGTGACGGGCAAACCGCTGCCGGTCCATGTGCTGGCGGACGCGCGGGCGCTTCCGTTCCGCGGTGCTTTCGATACCGTCGTGTTGGGCGAGATCCTCGAACACATGGAGCGGGCCGACGCGGTCCTGACGCTGCGGGAATCCATTGGGGCGCTGCGGGCCCGCGGGCGGGTCGTCATCACGATGCCGCACGATGCCCGGCGGGACAAGGGGACCCTCGAGACGCCGGCGGGTGAAGCCAAGTTTTACGTTGCACCAAAGGGCGATCTGGGGGGCATCTACGCCTACCACTACCGCAGCATCAGTTGGGCGGAGCTATGCGGGTGGCTCGCTGAGGCGGGGTTGCGCGTTAAGGAGCGGAGCCGAATCCACTACACGTGGGGCGAGGTCGGCTCGGGAGTTGTGTGCCAGAGGGAGCAAGAATGCTGACCCGACATCGCCAATTAGGAACCATCGCCTACATGGGGGGCGTCATGGCAATCCCGGAGCCATTCTGCAACGCCTGGGGGAAGTTATGCGCCTACACCCAAGAGGCCATTTGCGGCGAAAACGACCACATCCATTTTGACCGCACCAAACTGAGCCTCCACCCGGCGGCCCGCCAAGATCTCCTGATGCGCATGCGGGGCGACTGGATCTTGATGCTCGACACCGACCTCTCGTTTGAGCCGGATCTCGCCGCGCGCCTAATCCGGTTGTTCGAACTGAATCGCCTGGATGTCCTCTGTGGGATGTACCCGTACAAAAAACACCCCCATTTTCCCGTCGCCTACATCCACAACCAGGGTACCGATCGCCACGAAATCATGGCCGATTGGCCCAGGGATGCCGATCTGGTCCCCATCAGTTCGAGCGGGGCCGGGATCCTCATGATCCGGCGGGGCGTGTGCGAGCGTATCGTCGCGGAGTTGCACGAAAACCCATTTGATCTAGCGGGCCGCGGTGAGGACCATAGTTTTTTTACCAGGTTGCGCCGCCTGGGCATTCAGGCATGGTGCGCCCCCAAGGTGGAGGCGGACCACTTGGAATTCCTGGGGCTCCGGACCTCCCACGACTATCAACCGCCCGAAACGTTTGACCATCTCTGGAGCCCCACCGGCCCCGGAACATTTGACCCGGCGCTCACGCGCACAGAAGGAGCATTATGAAAAGAACCCTGCCAGTATCTCCGCGGCGTCTCCAGTGGCAGCGCGGCGCCGTCACGATCACGTACCTCTATCCCGGCACCGTAGTGCCGCCCCCGACCCCGTTCCCTTTGCCGCAAAACATGGTGATCGCGACGGTGGCGGCATCTGCCGCGGCCGACACCTCCGCCGTCATCACCCACTTGTTTAACCTGTCGAACGCCGAAATCACCCAGGGGTTCCCGACCGTCGTCATCATGCCCCAGGCCGACCCCGAAGTCACGAGCGGGTGGTTTGAAGCGTCGGAAAACCCGAATTATTCCGTGCTGCAGAAAAACACCACCGCGGCCGGCGTGTTGTCCAAGGTCTCGATCACGAGGCCCCACACGATCGTGAGGTAACCATGCAAGTTGAAAGAGTTCGGCAGGTCGCGAACGGGCGCCGCAGAGCAATCCGCGCACGCCCCCGCGGCCGGCCCCGTAAGGCCGCCCATCGGCCAAAATCCAACCCGGCGCATATGCTAACGCTCGGGTTTTTGAACCCGTCTGAAAGGAGACGTATGGCAAAAAGAGCACACCGCTCAAAGCGAAAGAGCAACGCGCACCGGGTCCGGAGAACCACCCGCCGGCGAACCACCACCAACAGCCACCACCGTCGTCGCCGGAATCCCGGCACCCGCGTGATCGTGATGGGGCCGCGCAAGAACCGCGCCCATCGATCCCGCCGTCGGCGTAACCCCGCTTTCTTCGGCACCGCCGCGACCCCCATGAAGATGATGGAGTACATCGCGGGCGGGCTGATTGGCGTCACGATCAACCGGGCCGTCATCCCGATGTTGCCCGCGAGCGTCACGAGCAATAACCTGTTCGCCACCGCGGCCGCGATCGCGCTCGCGCTGGTCGAATGGTGGGCCGGCGGATTCATCAGTAAGGATTTCGGATCCGCCGTCGGGTTCGGGGCCTTGATGAACGCCGGATCCCAAGCCCTCAATGCCTTCATCCCAAGCGTCGGTTCGGCGGTGGGGTTGTCGGGGTTTGGGGATTTGGTTCCCAGCCAGCCCGGATTGCCCTTCTGGCCCTCCAGCGCCCTGATGGGCCCGGGTGGAAACCCTCAATTCCAAGGGATGTCGATGGCGTACCCGGTCGCCTATGGCCGGTAATGACAGCAAAGGAGACCAATAGAAACATATGACAGCATCACAAACCCAAGCCCAGCAGGCCGCCGCCTTGGCGAGCATGTCCACCGCGGTGGCGGTCCAATCGGCCGCCGCCGCCATCACGGCCCAACAGCAGTTCATCATCAACAGCTTCAAGGGCCAAATCTACATCAGCAATACCCTGGACGTTCAGGATACGCCGATCTACGACACCATCACCTACACGGCGGGCGCCGCGATCAACACCCCCAACTCCAGCCTGTTCACCAACGTGGAGTCCGGCTCGGGCAAGACCTTCGCCCAAACGAACATGACGCAAAACTCGAAGCTCGACGCCCCGGAGGCCTTCTCGGTCTTTGGGCTTCGGGTCGGCTGGAGCGAAGATATTTTGCGCTCCGATCTCACGACGCTCCTCAATAGCTGGGCCTTCGAATTCTGGCTCGGCAAAAAAGAGTATCAGCGGGCCAACCTCCGCCACTTCTCAAGCGGCTGGGGCATCGCGGGCACCACCACCAGAACCGCGGAATCCTTCTACACGAATGGTTGGCCCTCTCGGGATGCCATGAATGTGGTGGCGGTCAAGCTGGTGATCGCAAACCAAATGAGCTTTTTTGCTCAGTTGACCGGCGCGGCCTCCCAAACGCTTTCCAGCTCTGGCGCCGGGCTCATCATGCTGTGCGAGCTGGTTGGGTTGTACGCACGCGGAGTTCAGTAGACGCTTAGACGCTTAGGCGTCTGTTTTTCCGGGGGTGCTGAGTCGGAAGCAGCATCCCCGGCCACTCATTTGTGTTTGGCGACACCACCATGAGGTTTCACGTTTGCTCCCTGGGGTCGTTCCCCGAAAGGTTATCGCTATGACGCCCGCTTATCGCCTCAATCAGTTCTCGCCCGATGCTTTTCAGGGGACGCCCCAGCCGCCTCCGCAGCAACTGGGGTATGAGGATCGGCCTTTTGACTACGTGTACAATCCACCGACGGGCGCGTTGTCGGCCTCTCAAATTCTCTCGGGCCAAACGGTCCAGATCCAAACCGACAGCGATTTCGAACTTCGGGCCTGGTACATCGCGACCGCCACAGGGCTGTTCCAGATCCGGCTGGGCGACGCGACGGGCTACCAGTTCTCGAGCGGCTATATCCTCAGTGGGGCGATTTCGACCGATCCCAGTAACCCGACGGTCTTTAGCCCCCAGCATCCTTTTCCCGCCGGGTCACGGATCATGATCGACATCCAGGACCTCAGCGCTGCTCCGAATACCATCCAAATTATCTTCAAGGGAGTGAAGCGCTTCAGAATGGGCCAACCGGCACAATCGTAAGGTATGGGTACAAAGCCAAAGGACCTAGTTGAGGAATATGGATATGAATGTCTCTGCATTTGTAACCACAACCTGCTGCTCCACGGTTACCTAGGGGGTGTTTGCATGGCAGAGTCGTGCGAGTGTAAATACTTCAGACCAAAACGACAAAGAACCGTTTAGCCCCAATGCCGCCTGTTGCGAAACGTCCTCCAGTACGCGCGCTCTACCGGGCCCCCGACGGCTACGAGGACACGCCCTTCACGTGGGCCTTCGATGGCACCAACCTGATCGCGGGCGTCAACGCTTTGAACCAGTACGTGTATATCCAACGCGGGCTGGGCGACTTCATCATGCGGCGTTGCGTGGGGCTCGCGACGGTCATCAGCCCCGCGACCGGCTCCTTTCAGTTGCGGGACTCACAAAAGCGCTCCCTCGGTGACCCAATGTTCATCGGGCAAGTCAACGATGACCTGATGTTTCCGAACGAGGTCCTCTATCCCGAAACTTCCTTGATTGGGTTCGACCTCTACAGTGTCTTGCCCGACCCACCCCCGGTGGTTCTGGCGCCGCCGGTCCAGATCGACAACTCGGCGCAGCAGTCCGGATTTGCCAACAGGGCTACCGCCACCATCGTGACCAACAATGCCAGCGTCACGCCGGCCGACGTCGACTGCGGACCATGGAAGGCCCCCAACGGGGCCCTGTACTGTTTGCTCACCACCCTGGTGGGCCCCACCTACACCATGAACGTTTTCAAGAGTCTCAATGGTGGCTTGACGTGGACCCAGCAGGATGTCGCCAATTCGCCAGTCATCAATGGCAGCGGAGGATTTTTCAACAGCCAGTTCAATGCCACGACCGGGCTGCTGACGATCGCCTACGGGACCGGCTCCCTCGCCCCCAACACGATCTCGTGGGCCAGCTTCAACACCGCGACCGATAAGTTCGCGGCAGCCATTTACCCCAACGTCACCGACGTAAACTCGGGGCCGGATTTCGTGGTGCGGGCCGATGGCTCCGTGGTGTTCCTGTATCAGCAGGTCGCGGGAGGCGTGGGGGTTCGGGTCAACACCGCGGGGGTCTGGAGCGCGTTCACCAACGTGACCCCCGCGACCGCCGGCCACACCTACATCCCCGCGGGCGTGTATCTCGACAGCGCCCAAACCACCCACTGCATCCACATCGATTACCCGCCCGCGGCGGCGGCGCGGCGCTTCAACGATGTCCCGTGGAGCAGCACCAACGTCCTGGGGGCGGTGGCCCTGATCTTCACCGAAGACACCTTCAATGGAGCGGTGTTGCAACGGGGGGCCATCCTGGGCACTAGCTTGCTGTTGCCGGCGAGCCAGCAAAACGCCGGCGCCACCCAATCCAAGATTCAGGTGTTTGCCGGCACCCCTTTGGCCGCGCCCGTCTACAGCGCGACGACCCTTGAAACGATTGTGGGATCCCCCGCGATCAACAATTCCCGCCTCCAGGTCTACGGGGGAACAGCCTACCTGTCCTGGAACGACATCCCCAGCGCGGCCACGCTCCAGATGCGCTACGCGACCAACGGCGGATCAGGGTGGAGCGTTCCCGCAACCTTCTATGATGCGGTGCTGAATCCACCGAACGCGGTCCCGGCGGCCTCCCAGACCATTCTTGACGTTTCAATTTTGTCCGGGAGCCTGTTCGGGCTCGCGACCATGAAGAGTCTTGCGGGCGGAAGTCCGGCTTTCTTCCTCATTGGAGGCGCGGGCCCCAAGGTCATCACGGCCCAGGTGGCGTTCCAAGGGGTGAGGCGCCTCAAGCGCACCAACCCACCGCCCGACGATCAGTGTGATTACGACGAGCCCAGCTTCACCTACGTGTTGACCGGCACGATTGCGGATGTGGGGCCCGCCAAGACCCCCAGCGCCATTTTGGTGCAGACGATCAACGATTACGACTTCGATCTCTACCAGGTGGTGATCAGCTACCAGGCCGCCAGCCC